CCGCAAAATAGCTTCGGGAATCTGGCCGTGAAGTTCTTGGAAGCAGTTAAAAGCTTACAGGGCGCACAGGGCTTTGTGAACGGGGAATTAGCGGAGCCGTGGATCGAGCAGGACGCTCAAAATAGGACAGAGTTGTTTGTGCCTAAAACATTCAATTTTGAAGGGGATTCTGTGAAGTTTATGACTGTGGACTGTCATTTGAAAACACCGCGCTTCTGGTGGGTCGTTCGTGAATGGTGGAAGAACGGAAACAGTAAGCTGATTGACTTCGGAAACGCAGACGAAGTATCTCAGCTTGAGGAAATACAAAAGAAGTGGGCTGTCACTGATCCACACGTTTATATTGATTCCGGTTATGATGCGCAGTTCGTCTATCAAACGTGCGCCGCGCATGGTCAATTCAAACGCGCAAATCCATTGCCTATTCATATCGGATGGACACCCTCAAAAGGTTTTTCTGAAACAAAATACTGGATAGACCGTAAGACCGGGCAGAAGATGATTTACGGTTACGGTCTGGCCGGACTCTCTCATAAGCGGTACAACATTTATACGCTCGAATACAATTCAGACTCCATCAAAGACGTGCTTCACCGCTTCCGCTTACAGAAAACAGAGCAGAAATGGGCTGTCACTGAACAGGCAAGTGCAACGTATTGGGAACACCTGAGCGGCGAAGTAAAACGCGAAAGAATTTCAGAAGGCAGAATATCATACAGATGGGAAAAACGCAGAACCAACACACAAAACCACCTTTTGGATTGCGAGGTCGTGCAGATCGCGGTCGCTATGGCGGCGAAGCTCCTCGATGGATCACTGCAAACCGGACACACCGCGGGCGGTCGAACATACGTACTTCACAAAAACAAAACTCAATGACAGAACCTATCTATAAAACACCAAAAGAAGTTTGCTTCCATTTTCAACATTCAAGAAATTGGTTGAACGCGCTTAGAAAACTTGGACTTCCCAGCTATGGCGGACGTTTCAAGTTGGCCGATGTAGAGGAGTTTTCCAAAAAATATCCAAAGCCTCTTCAGCGTGTCAATGATCTGAAAAAATAATTTTTCAGTCTATCAAAACGCTCATTGAACAAAATAGCGCTTTATTGAACATTTTAAACCTCGGAATCCTCTTTTTATAACTCACAATAAGAGTTGTGGGAAACGTAGGTTTCGATTTTCCTTTTGCGCGAGATTTTGTCCGCTACGCCTACAAACAGGCGATAGAACAAGGTATCACCCTTATTGACTTTCTCGAAAGCAAAACGGCGGATCGTGTTGACGGCGTTGCCGATGGTTCATCCGTTAAAAAGGTGGAAGCCAACGGCACTTCAAAAGAAAACTTTACCAACACTGACAAAAGCCTTACCCCGTCAGCTCTCTCCCTCGTTTCCGATGTCCTTTTAACCTTCTGCGAAAACGCCCCTGAAACGGTAGATACCGACCTGAAACTGAAAGGCTATCTGCTTCGCAAGCTGATGGAGGAAGAATGCAAATATAGAGCGCAGAAGTATTTCAAGTTTGAAGATTTTGTGCGCAGGAGACGGATTAGATGATGCTTTGGAACAGAGTAAGAAACTTTTTTAAACCGGCTCCGCGGATCGTCAATAAGACGCGGTACATAGTGCCTATGAATTTTTATGAGGCCGCTTCTGTACCACAGCCGGATGATGATCTCTTATCCTTTAATCAATTCCTCGGTGATGTGAATTATGATCTGCCCTGGTTCACCCGGCACAGAATCATTTCACGTTCACGGTATTTCGAGAGTAATTCACCGATACAGGCGAGAGTTACGGATATTTTCGAGGAGTTTATTGTCGGCTCTGCCGGTATCACGATTGAACCGGATTCCGACAACAAACGCTTTAATCGTGAAGCGAAAAAGTATTTTCAAAACTGGTGTCGCGCTGAGAATTGTGACGTTCAAGGCCAGCATGATTTTAAAGCTCTGCAAGGCATTCTTGCCCGGTCATGGTGGACGGACGGGGAAGTGTTTATCGTTCTGGTTATCGAAAACGGCAAGCGGAGAATCCGCATTGTGGAAACGCAGGATGTTTGTTCCTACGGAGTCAAAGACCAAGACGTGATTGACGGCATCCGATATGACAAGAACCGTAAGCCGATAGGATATTACATCAAAGACCCGGACGGAAAAGGCGTTACCTATTACAAAGCGGAGTATGTGATCCATCTGTTCACACCGATTCGCCCGAACCAGCTTCGCGGTCTGCCGTACTGTTACCCGGTATTAAAATATCTAGCTTGCTTTGAAAAGGTTGTTGGCTATGAGCAGACTCACGCCAAGAACATGAGCAAAGTGTCCGGCTTTATCCGCAACAAAGAAGGTGAAGCGTACACCGGGCTTGACGCATTCCAAGCAAGCATCGAGGACGGCATCAATCAAAACGAGGACGCAATCACGGAAACGCCCGACAAAGACACTGAGAAGCGTAAACTCATTGAAGAACTGAAGCACACCTACGGCGGCGACATTGCCGACTTGGGGGACTATGAGTTTATGGAACTCAATACTTCGCGCCCGAACGTCAACACAATGGACTTCCTGAAAATGCTTGCAGGATATATCTGTGAAGGTCAAGGGATTGGTAAGCTCTTATTCCTCGGTGAAGGAACACAAGGAACTCAGGTCAGGGCAAACATTGAGATCAATAAGTCATTTTTCCACAGCCATACTCACATTCTGGCCGGTGCGCTCTGCAAGGTCTATCAGTTTGTAATGGGCAGTGTTCCGGCTGGCGGTGTCAATGGCTGGAACCGGTGCAAGTACAACATACCTCGTTCAATCATCGTTGATATTGGAAGAGATTCCAGCAAGGAAATTGAGGAAATCAAGCACGGTCTCAAGACGTTGCAGGATGCTTACGCAGAGCGCGGCTTAGATTGGGAAGCCCAGCTCGAACAGTGCGCAAAGGAAACATCTTACATCAAAGAAACAGCCGCGAAATACGGTCTCAAGGAATCTGATCTTTTGAGTAAGTATCTCTCTCTGGCTGAGAATCCATACCAGAATACACAACAAAAACAAAACAATAAACCACAACAGAAGGATGATAAATAACCATGAATGGACTGATTTATAATCTATACCAAGAGGAAAACGCATACCATCTGAACATTTTTGAGGACATTGAAAACAAGCCGGACTCTTGGACTGGTTACGGTTTTACTCCTGACAAATTTATAAACGAAATCAACGGCATTCCTTCCGATGCAAAACTGGTTATCCATATCAATTCTTATGGTGGTTCAATGGATGCTGGATTTGCCATCTACAATATGTTGAACACCCGCAAAGTCAAAGCGGAGGCGGTTATTGAATCCATGTGCGCATCTATAGCCACAGTCATAGCAATGGCTTGTTCTAACATCAAAATGGCCGAATCCGGAACGTTCCTTGTCCACAAACCAATTTCCGGGGTGTATGGCAACGCGGACGATTTCGCTCAAGGAATAGACGTTTTAAATTTCTACGAAGACAAGCTCATCAAGATTTATACCGCTAGAACCGGTTTAGCTGAAGACAAGCTCCGCGAGATGATCTCCAAAGAGACGTGGCTGTCTGCCACAGACGCGAAAGCACTTGGCTTCGTGGACGAGATAATTCCAAACAATGAGAAAGTTAAAAACTATATGCAGAGCGCAAGGCTCCAAGCAAAAAACCTTCTCGTTTTGAACAAGAAAACACTAAACCAACAAACAATAAACAAACAGAATATTATGCCTAACAACATAAATGAACCCGCGCCTGCGCCTGCTGTTAAACCGCAGAATGCCGCCGGCGAAGATAACAATGTGACTGCTCTGCTGAACAGAATACAACAGATGCAGAGAGACAATGATGCTCTCAAGAATCAGAATGAAGCATTCTTGAAAGCACAGAAGGAAGCTCGCGACGCTGAGATCAAAAATCTGATCCAAGCCGCCATTGATGCTGGTAAAATCGCCAACACCGAAAGCGACAAGTGGACAAAGATGATGCAGGCCAGCAAGGATGCTGACGAACTGCTGAACAATCTGCCGGCCAAACCGACCAATGGCGTTGCCGTACATGGTGCGATTGATCTGGTCTCCCCGGATGTTCGCAATGTTGCTTCTGAAATCTGCCGCGTTGGAGTGAAGAACCATGAGCGCGGTGTTCTTCTGAAGGAACACTATAACAAACTGCAAGGATTCTGCATCCAGAACAGCGCGACCGTCAGCTCTGACCTGAAGCAGCACGTCCTTATGCGTACTGCGCTGGAACAGTTTGCCATCGTAACTGGTGACGTTCTGAAACTGTTCACGACCGTCTTCAAGAATGAGCCGTTGAAAGGTACTGATACTATTCTTGTGCCTTACTATCCTCTTTGGAATGTAACACCGAAGCCGTTCTACTATCAGGGTAAATCCCCTGATACCAGCACTTATCCAGAAGGATATGTTTCTGATACGGATTACAACGTGACCAATAAATCTATCGTTTGCAACAAGCGCGAACATATTGGTCTGCGTTGGAACAGTTACGATATCAATAGAACGCCGTTCTACGACATGAACCGCTTTGTCCGCGGTATGGCGACTTCTCTGGGTGTGAAGATCAATACTTTGCTTCAGGGACAGATCAATGAAACCAACTTCCCGAACACGGCGTTTGCTTCTCCTATCGCTCTGAGTGCGTTGACCAGCACTAAGCTGGCGGATGCGTATGCGAAGTGTATGACTATGAACTGGCTGCCGGTTGAACAGCAGATGGTTCTCCATACTCTCGCGGCCACTGAGCTGAAGAAAGACCCGTATGTTCTGAGCTATGCTCACAGTAATCAAGATGACACTCTTAAACGCGGTAAACTGCCGATGATTCAGAACTTCGTGATCCATGAGAATGCGAACATCCCCGACAACGGAGAAGGTCTGATTGGATATATCTGTATGCCAGAGGCTTTAGGCGTGGTCAATGCGCCTATCCGCATGGACGAGAATATCCCCGGCAGATACGGTCAGGAGACCGACCCGGACAGCAATCTTACTCTGGAAATCAGATGGGGCGGTGACTTCAAGTATGATACCGCGTTTGTGTATCTGGAGTTTAACTGCGGTTTTGCCCCGCTGGAACCTGCGGCTCTGCTCCGTATGGTGAAAGCTTCCTAGTCCTTTAACGGTAAGGGCAGGGCTCACACTCTGCCCTTAAAAGAAAATGTCTGATATTAAGGGAATTACTATAGGGATTGCGGCTAATGGCAATGTGACGCTCATCGGCTCTTCCGGCGAGGTGAAAGCTCAGGTTGATACCGTTCAGAACAGTACAACGCTGGGTAATACCTATGCTTCTTGCGAAGTGTGGGATCGCGCCGCTGGTCTTGTCTGTCGCAGAGTCTTTGCCGGTCCTATCACACCGGGACCTGATCTAGTCGTCAAGCCCGTTGATGTGGAAATGGAGTACAAAGGCGCGGCTCCGACCTTCTCTCTGGAAGGAATTGGTCTTTGGGCTTCTGACACTGTTGCCAGTGTTACCACCGGCACAGCGGTCTTTACAGTCAAGGATTCAGGTAACAACACGATTGCGGATGTTACCACCGCCGGCGCAGGAACATATAAGATCGTTTTGAGCGGATTAACTCTTGCTTCTGGAAAGGTTTACAACTTCAGCTTAGGAGTTGGCACTTTGACAATTAAGAAGAAGAAGCTGACCGTCACCGCTGACAATAAATCAATCAATGAGTTCGGAAGCGCTCCTGAGTACACAGCCACGATCACCGGCTTTGCTACTGGTGAAAGCGCAAGCAATCTGACTGGTTCGCTGGCCTGTTCCGTCAAGAAGACTGACGGCACGGCGGTCACGAACGTTGCGACCGCTGAACCGGGTACTTATTCAATCGTTCCGAGCGGATACACTTCAGCCAACTATGATATTGAGTTTGTGCCGGGCAAATTAACGATTGTCGCACTGCCTGACATCACAATCACGGCGGCGGATAAAACTATGACCGCCGGCGGAAGTGCGCCGGAGTACACTGTGACTGCTACAGGTGATTTTAAAGAAGGGGAAGACATTTCTGACCTGACCGGTGATATCGCATACACGATCACAGACGCAGACGGTGAAATCGTTGCGGATGTGACTGCTGCCGATACTGGTACTTACACGATCACGCCGAGCGGCCTAAGCTCTAGTGATTACGACATCCATTTTGTTGCGGGAACCTTAACCATTGAGGCCGGCTCGTAACTTAAATGCCATAAGGGGCTAGGTTTGAAACTGCCTAGCCTCACTTAAAAACAAAACCCAAAAACATGAGCGCAATAGAAAAACAGATAGAAATACAAGTCCTGCAAGGTGAAAACTTTGCGGCAGAGAAAGTAAACATCAAACTGATTATGCCGTTTGAGTTCGAGAAGTACATGAAAATCAATGTACTTAACGACTTTGAGCTGATTAAGGCAAACACCGGTTTGACAGAAGAACAGATCGGAAGGATTCATCCCGATTCCATCAATGATTTGGTCGAACAAATAAAGATTTTGAACGCGAACGGATTTTACAAATACCTTCGCGGAAACATAGACAAGACTTTGCAATATATGTCCGATTTTGACGAATCAAAACTTCGCACGTTGGGATATATCAAAGAAAAAGGTCTGATGAAGTAGTTACAAGATGCAGTCGTTCAATAAACTCATACAGCAAGCGTATAAGATCGCGAACCGCGAAATGTTCCAATGGTTCACTTTCAGAGGAAGGCGAATCAAGGGGATCAGTCGTTTTGCTGGAAATGAGGGAGCGGCTGCACAGCCTTTTGACGTTACACCGAACAGCAACCTTATCATTGAAGTGACTGCCGGGCAGATCACAGACGGATTGCCGGAAGAGGGGGAATATATCACGGACGAACGGAAATACCGCTGGCGGATTCTGTCGTCTGATTATGTTCCTGATCCGAACAATACCTATAGAATAGTAGCAGTAGGAGATTTGCCGTATGGTACTTGATCTTGGTGTTCGGAATAATTGGGTTCCCATGTTTGGCGCTCTCTCTACGCAGGCGGCTAAAGAAGAGTTGACTAAGACGTTTAGAAGACGTGCGGCGGATGCCAACTATCGCATTGTCAGAAACTTAGCTCTGGTCTCTCCGACAAAGGATCAGATCGAGCATGATGTTGAAATTCATTCTCAAAAGAAGGGATTCATTATCAGACCGTCTGCAATGGAAAAAGCGCGGATAATGTGGGCTGCCAAAAGTAAAATAGGCAAGCAAAGCAAAGCCGTTCCGATTGCAGAACGCTCAGAGATCACTCGGATCGAGAATCAAATAGGCCGTCTTACTGAAGAGATTAAACAGCTTTCATCCGAAGCAAAGGACTATCGTAAAAAGCTGAACAGGCTGGACGCTCAGAAGCGCAGACTGCGTACATATAATATGCGCTCTGCGGTGAAATATCCTCTTTCTGAATACAAGATGCTTGTGATTAAGAGAACAGAGGTTGAGGATTCATTTTCCAAGAAAATGAAAGATGTCCAATCTCTCAAGCGGATCAGGACGCGGCTCAAGATTTCAAAGACTGGTATCTATCCCAAAGCCAGCAACAAACCAAACGTAACAATTTCAGGCCAGCTTGTCACGCTCCACGACTTGGCCGTTGAATGCGAGAAGAGGGCGCGTCTGGGTGCTATTCACGGCACTCTAAAGCTGTTCCGCATTGTCGAGAAACAGCTAAAAGGAAGAGTCCTAGATGCCAGTTGGACAAAGACGGATCACCCGTCAACACGCGGTGAAACAGGATATGAATTTCATGTTACAGATCACGGATATATTTGCACTTATACGTCTCCTGCGTTTGGCGCTGACGTTGGTGATGTTCAGCACGTTACATCTGATCGCTGGCCGGAAAGAAAGAACCAGTTAGCGATTGAACTTGGATTCCAAGCATCTGAAAAAGAACTGGTTGAACGTGTAAGAGAATCACTTTTGAAACTAATCAATTCCTGATGAAAACGATTTTAGAATACAAACAAGAACTTGAAACCGCGCTCGCGACAAACCAGCAGGGCTATCCGGTGCTGATCGCTGACGGGTACAACGTCAGCAACAATCTGACTGCTCAAACGATCGCTTCTTGTCTGGCGACAAAAGGCATCTGTATCAGTATTTGCCCGGCGGTTCAGGAAACAGATTTCAAGAAGGTGGGTACAAGAAGCCTTGCCAAGCTTACACTGGATATTTTGATTGAGACCAATCCGAAAGTCCTGACTGATTTTTGTCTGTGTGAGTTTGCCAATTCTCTTATCAAGCTGATCCATAACATCCCGGCACAAAGCGCAGATTATTCGTGGGAAGTTCAATCTTATGTTGAGGTTGAAGAGTCTCCTAGTAATGGAATGATAACAGTGACAAGGATGATAGTCTTATGATCGTGCGGAAACTACTGGATGATCAGCCATTTCAGCTTGGTGTGATCGGTACTGGACTAACACTCAGCACGCAATCTATAAATGATTATATCTCTATATTTTGCGGTTTATTGACGGCATTATATTTAATACTCAAATGTCTTCAGCTTTTAAAAAACGATGAAAAATCTAAGAAAGATTAAACGGGCGGGGCTGTGGGCGCAGAGTCTTTTTCTGTGTTTTTCGCTCTTCGTCATTATGGGATGCAGCTCTGCCCTCATTCCAACTCAAAAACCGGGTACTGTCAGGATCAGCAAGACAAGAACGGTTATTACACAGCCTGAAAACTCTGCTGAACCAACGACATTCAATTTTGCGATGACGAACACGGCAGAAATGACAAACGTCTCTATCCAGACAGTTTTAGGCACACAACAAAAAGACGTTGCACGGAGTGCGTGGGGAGAGG